AGGCTTGCCGCTAATTGTGCAAGATCCACGTCAACACGTTGGATATAGGCTCTGTTGGAAATACCCAACACTGAGTAGGCCGCTAATAGACCATATTCGTTTAACTCGTAGCCATTGATCGGTGTGCCAGCACTGGTGTTGTAGAAAGTTGGGTTACCATATAATGTAACCAATTCTCTCTGGCTCGTGACCAAATTAATCTTGTTAGCATTGGCCGCTGTGGTGCCTGATGCTGTTGCTGTTGATGTTCCACTTGTCTTATCTTGTGCTGTTGCAATCAAGATATACGGAACTGAATTCGTTGGTGCAGGTAGGTATTGACTTTGGTCAACTACGCTAACCTCTACCCCTGGGGAAACTAATGCCATAATTTTAATCCTCTTTAACTGTTACGAATATTTATTAAAATCTGCCAGATCTTGCCGTTTTAGAACGCCTTTGTAAAGGTCTGTGCATATAAATACCCGTATGACTAGGCCTATTTGCGAAGCATGTAAGCACAACCATTGTGCCATCAATTATAAGCGTAACGGAAAGACACATTACCGTAGTCGATGCTTGGCTTGCATCAACAGAAATCGACGGATACGACCACCCGAACCAAGATGGCGATTGTCGGGATATGTTAAAAAGAAAGTTTGTGACTTATGTAACTTCCGTGCTAAGCACGGTAGCCAGATCCATGTCTATCACATGGATGGTAATCTAAATAATAATGATCTAAAGAATCTTAGGAGTATATGTCTAAATTGTTCTGCTATCGTGCAGAGAGAAACTGCCTGGAAGCCTGGAGACTTATCGCCTGATTAGATCTTCTACTTGTTTGTATAACTCGTCTAGTGTTCCGTTGTTATCAATAACAGCATCAAACTCAGTGCCAATCCAATCATACTCCGAACGATGGACTTTTAGGGTTTCTAACTTTTCAATGTCGCCATCAACCGCATGTTGATACCAACCAGGTCTATCACCTCTGGTAACTTCAATACAAACAGCACCTAGGTCTTTTAACATCTTAACTTCGTTTTTAAAACGGACATCTGAAATAACGATATCGTCGTCCGTCTTTCTGAGTTTATTTTCTAAACTTGCCAACCACATGTCGTCATGGAAGTGTCCTCTGATGACATCTGTGCCAACATGCTGTAGAATCCATCTAGGTGTTAAGTGTGGCATGTTTAATCTCGTTGCCCACCATTCATCTACTTGTTCTCGCCACTCCCTGCTGGATTTTGAACGTCCTTCTAGCATGTCACGGTTCCAACCAAATATCTCACACATGGCATTCTTTAAATTGCCTGCAAAACTTTCTCTTCTAAACTCGTGTAGGTTAACTAGATAGTCTGCTACTGTGTCTTTACCTGATCCTATGAGTCCGCTGATTGCTATGATCATTTTAGTTTTGTGATTCCTAGATGTTTGATACATGATTGTAACATGGTAATCTGACGTTTACAATCGTCTAGGGCATGATGGCTTGCCGATTTGACCTCAGACATGTCTGGCCATAGTGCATACACTGTCCTGGCGTCACGGACATTCCAGAATTTCCATGGTAAGCTCATGCCGTATTCTTTATAGGCATGTTCTAATATGTTCATATCAAACGTAGGACCGTTTGCCCATATTCTATTGCTTTGCCATATCAGTTTACCTAGTTCATCTAAGCACTCATGTAGGTCACGACGGCCAACTTCCTCAAACACTTCCTTCTGTGCCTCAGGAACTTGGTGAGCCCACCATCCAATGGTGTTGTCATCTGTCTTACGATTAGGTTGGCTTTCTGGTGTTACTCTAGCATAAAAATGCCTGTCAGGCCAACCTGTGGATAGTGGGTCAAAGACCTGAGCCGCTATGGTCATAATCATAGCGTCAGGGCCTGTTGCTAGTGTTTCTATGTCAATCATTAAGTCCATAACAGTATTATACTACCGAATGGATTTTATGTCAACCTATTTGCGTTTAGGTGATTTTGGAGATATCTTCTTTAGGAAGGGTGTTTTTGGTTTAGCACGTTTTGATGTAGCTACTTTCTTGGGTGTCAACACTTTCTTAAGTGCGTCCCTGCGTTTGAACTTGTTTAGAGCCTGCATTATACGGCTTGCCACGTTTACTTTTTTAGTTCTCTTTGCCCTGCGTGCCTGTCTAAACTTGGTCCTGGCACGGGTTTTTTTCATTTGAGCTCTCTTGGCAACATCAATACTTGCACCACACTGTGTGGGAGTTGATACCAGTCTGCCGGCACGCTGTCCGGTCTCGCAACGCCATTTCATCTTGACCTTGGCCTTGCCCGTTCCGCCCTGGCCCACGCGGGCGAAGACCATGCCTTCCGTGATTATTTCACTGATTCGCATTAACCGATAACCCAACTCAATGGTTCTGAATGATCCACGAACAGCTCTAGATCTCTGATCAAGCGATCCATCTCTGCCTGTGCCTCTGCCTTGAGTGCAGAGCCGTTTAACGGTGTTCCGCCCTGTGGGCCTGCTATCGTAGCAAACTTCTCTCTGGCCTCACCAATGATCATCTTGGAAACGGCATAGGTGTAGTCTCTCAACCACTGTGATATAGGTGGGTCTTGTAACAGTATGATCTCAGGTTTATAGTTGTAGTGCCATAATAGCACCTGTTCGCCTGAACCCTTTGGATCTCTCATCAGTGTTAACTTTTTAGTCACTGGTGAGTAGTTGTAGTTCATGAACCCACCAAACATACGCATGGCCTGTTCGACGTATTGTGTGTATAGGTCGAATGTCGCCAAGCCGCCGGCATATGAATAGTTTAATAGATAAACGTTTAAAGTCGCTGAACTGAATGGATCAAAACTTGATGAATAAGGACCAGTAGCGTCTCCCATGGTTCTACGGAAGATCTGTCTAACCGACTGCACTTCCTGTGGAAGTATGTATTCGTTGGTGTTTTCCGTTAGTGTCAACAGCGAGTATGCCTCTTCATAGGCATTCTGTCCACGTGTCCTGTATGTGTTCAGGGCCTTTGAGTATGCTGTCTCGTAGTGTTGTGGGTCAAGTTCCGTGTCAACTATGCCCTCACCTAATCGGTTAGCAACATAATCAAATACGTCCTGTTTTAATGTAGTTAAATCTGCCATTGGTTATCTCCGTTAGCAGTATTTATCTATTAGGTTGCTTTGATAATAATAAGATTTTCGTTGAAGCGACCATTGACTGCGGTGCCGGTAGTTTTGAGGTCGTCAAACAGTTTACGACTATCCGGTTTGCCTGACATTCTTAATTGCTTAATAGTTTCTTCTGGCTTACGCAGAGTCTTTTGACTTGACTTGTTAGTGTCAAACCCTAAGATACTTGTGCCCTTGACTGCGAACACTTTAGCATAGTCGTCGGCAACGTAGTATTGTAGTTTACGATTCTTAACATTGTAGACCCAAAGCTCACTTGACTTAAGAATTTTAGTAGGCTCTACTGTTTCTAATTTAAACTCATCGTATCGTCTTAGGTGTTTTAATTTTCTTATCTGCTTCTCTGGAGGAACCGGTTTTTTCTTTCTTGTGCCTACCTTAGCCTTCTTACTCTGATGATATGCGTCTAATTCTGCTATAATCGCCGCACAGTAGTTGATCATGTTCTTTTGCTGGGTCTTAGTCGCCCAACCGTAACCTTCGCTTAAATCGGCGTCTACGTCAGCTACAGCGTCCTTGAGTTCATTCTGTTGCTTAATCCACATATCTTTTATTATAGAAACGTGCTGTGCTAGGATATTATAGTTGGCTAAAATTTGACGGATTCCCTCTGGCTTTTCGCTGGCCTTGATGTCACCTTCTAGATACTTGTCCCAGACAGCATCTATATCACCCGCGGCCTCGTGTGCCTTGGCAATCATAATTTCCTGTATGTTAGGACGTTTAAGTTTATCTTTATCCATTTCTTCATCATCACTGGCGGACTTCTGATGATTCGCTATTGCTTCTTTACAGGCATTGACCATGTGTTCTTTTTCATGCTCTGTAAGTTCTAGACCGATCAACGACATCCTAGCATACCAGCCACTGGATATTGGAATCCAGGAATCTTTGATCTTGCTAAAGTCTTTGACTATGTCCTTGTGCTTGTTTAGTTCAAGCCATTCTATTAACCACTTCTTAGCAGTTTTTTTATCTTGGGTATAGTTATACCAATTACATCTAGAAGCCAGTGCCATGCGTCTGTCGTCAGCTAGTGGCTGTCCGTCAAACATCTTTTCGTCACCGTAGGCTTTCCTGTCCTCTATAGATATCTTTGCTGGCTTTATGCTCAAAGTAGTGTTCCCATCGTAATCATTTTTTGATAATCTCTCAACATCTCATTACACTTATCTCTCGTCTCCAAGAAAGTCTGTGTGGGTTTATGTTTTCTCCTGCATTCAATTTCCGCTTTACTTAACTCAGAAATCATGGCAGAGATATTTTTGTTTATCTTCTCCAAGTCTTTTTTGACGTGAAAAGGTAGATTTTTTACTGTTTTTCGTAGTTCCGACTCTATTCCTTGCCAGTCTTCTGAAGTGTCAATTTGTAGCATATAGCCTATTATATCACTTTCCTATTTTTAGGTCAACCAAAAGGTGCGATAAATAGTTAGATAACGGACAAACAAAATGCCAAGACTCAGCTTATATAGACAGAATAAAACAAACGACTACAAGTTCCTAGACAATAGAGTGCGTGAAATGTATACCGTGGGCGGGGTAGATATATTCGTCCACAAATATCTAGGAACGAAAACAGTTGGAGACTCATCAGTGAGGGACACTGGTGATGTTACCCGTCCGACATACGACGAGTCAGATCCATTACAGATCGAGGATTTATTGTTCCTAGAGAATAGGAACAGAGAATATGACGATGACGTCTATGTCATGCGTGGTGTTTACAATGTCCAAGATATTGATTTTGATCTTAGCCAATTTGGCCTGTTCCTGAACGGTGACACACTGTTTATCACTTTCCACTACAACGATATGATTGATTTCCTAGGTCGTAAGTTGATGGCTGGTGATGTGTTAGAATTGCCCAACCTCAAAGATTATCATCCATTGAGTGATGCGGCTCCAAAGGCACTACCTAAATACTATGTGATACAGGATGCGGCCTATGCCTCAGAAGGATTTTCACCAACTTGGTATCCACACCTATGGCGTGTTAAAGCAACACCAATGGCGGCTACACAAGAGTTTGATGACATCCTCAACAAGCCAATGGATCCAGACAATCCAAGTGCAGGAACGTTGGAAGATTTCTTATCAACTAAAAATAAAAATCAAGAGATCAACGATGCCATCGTGCAACAGGCAGAGATTGAAGTTCCACGCAGTGGTTATGACAACACTGCATTTTATGTAACAGCAACAGTAAATGATGAACCAGTCAATCCAAACGATGTGTTGGTCGGTGATTCAACTACAAAGGATGGAACAACACCAAAGGTAGACGGATACTTGGTTGGTTACATGACGGGTAACAACTTGCCACCAAATGGCTTACCAGTTACACCAGGTGTGAGCTTTCCAGCTAATCCAGGCACGGGTGACTATGCTTTACGTTTAGACTATTTCCCTAACAGACTGTTCCGTTACGATGGAACACGTTGGGTCAAGGTAGAAGATGGCGTGAGAACAGAATTAACACCAGGCGATACAGATAACAAGACATTGAAAGAATCATTCCAGAGCAACCGAGCAACGGTGCAGACAACAGACAGGGGTAACATACCAAGTAGCCAATCGTTGAGCGACTTGCTAAGACCCACAAAGGATAATTAATGGCAACCACAGTCCCATTTTTCTATGACGATCAGATAAGGAGATTCCTCATACAGTTCACGAGGATGTTCTCTAACTACCAAGTTGAGTATGGCCGAGACGACTCAGGGGCGGCCACATTGGTTCGTGTTCCTGTGAGATACGGAGACGCATCCAGACAGGCGGCTACCATCATAGCAGATAACTCAAGAAACAAGATGCCCAATGCACCAATGATGAGTTTCCATATTACCGCATTGGACTATGCCCGTGATCGTGTGCAGGATCCTTACTTCGTTGACAAGAAGTCTCTAAAACAGAGAACCTGGGACGAGGATACACAGACTTATGAGCAGACACAGGGCAACGCATTCACCGTAGAACGATTGATGCCTGTTCCCTACAACATGACCATACAGCTGGACATCTGGGCATCAAACACACAGATGAAACTACAGATCCTGGAACAGATACTACCCTTGTTCAATCCATCAATGGAGATACAGTCAACAGACAACTACATTGATTGGACTTCATTGAGTGTGGTAGAACTGACAGGAACAAACTGGTCATCAAGAACCATTCCAGTGGGAACCGATGATAACATTGACGTCGCCACATTGACATTCAGCATACCCATCTGGTTAACAATGCCTGCTAAAGTTAAGAAACTTGGTGTCGTGCATAAGATCATTGCTTCAATATATGACACCGACGGTAATGCCGCGGATGCTATCGTGGACGATGACATCTTAATGGGCACTAGACAAAAGATCACACCATTTGGTTATCAGGTTTTACTGATAGGTAATCAACTACAACTATTGCAACATGAACAGGTTGATCCTGCAGACGGAACACTAAACGAAAGTGATTTAATAGACACATCAAACCCTTTAGTATGGTCAGGATATATCGACACGTTTGGTGATTTGAGAGACGGAATCAGCCAAATCAGACTAGCAAGTCCCAATGTTGACACTGAGATCGTAGGAACAGTTGCCAAACATCCAACAGACGATAGGATACTATTGTTCAGCGTTGATGCTGACACCATTCCAAGTAACACACTGTCACCTGTCAATGCCGTGATTGATCCATTGGTCAGTGGACCTGGAGAGGGTTTACCGACAGCGGCCAGTGGACAACGCTACCTATTAACAGATGCCATAGGTGATTCAACTAACGCTACACCAGCAACGGCCTGGGGCAATCTGGTTGCTAACGAGAACGACATCATTGAATACGATGGTGGTATTTGGAACGTGGTATGGGATTCTAGTAACCAAACACCAGATCAATCATCAGATATCACAGATTATGTTACCAACCTAACCACAAGCGTGCAATACAAATGGACTGGCACGATGTGGGTCAAGAGCTATCAAGGAATATACAAGGGAGGCGAATGGAGTCTAGTCCTTTAAACGCAGTAGGTATATGGTTCTATTCCGTATCCACTGGTAGATATCTATATCTCTTACGGAACGATCCCAAACACCCCGGATCCTGGGGACTACCTGGTGGTAAGGTTGAAAAGAAGGAAAGTCTACTGGATGCTATGAAACGTGAGTGTTCGGAAGAGATAGGGTCATTTCCGGATACTATTAGAATAGTTCCAATAGAACAGTTTACATCAGCAGATAATCATTTCGTATATCACACATTCTTTGCTGTGGTAGCAGACGAATTTACACCAGAGTTAAATGATGAACATCAAGGCTATGCTTGGGTAGATTCAAACACAATACCTAAACCCTTACACCCTGGTCTTTGGTCTACTATTAATATTGAAGAAGTAAAAAGTAAAGTTAAAGTAGTAGAAGAATCAGTTAACTAGACGTCAGCGTAACTAATCCACTCTGAGTAGGTCATTTCTGAAAAGTTACGGCAATCTTTCCATGCATCGGGTGTGTCAGTTCTTACCCTTCCACCGTTTAGATTGTTTAAGGTAGACACCCTAGTAAAGCGTGTGCCTCGGTATGTCTGCATTATTGTTAATATCTCATTGGCAAGACTTTGATTTTTTCCTTCATCAAAGTCATATCCTAACATGAATATCTCTTTGTGTTGGTCAAATGCTGGTAACCATACTGCTAGGGCTTGTTCACTTAGCAGTGTGCCGTAGGGTATTAGGTATAGTTCTCCGGGAAACTTAAGACACTTGCCTGCTGATGAATACACCACAGTATTAACCACATATTTAGATTCAACCAAACGTTGAAGTGTTTCTACATTTTTTGATATGTAAAAGTTGCAGGCTATCTCATCGCAGACCCTGCCTGAGCCATATGACTGCAATCTAAGTTTACCTAACAGCCCACCACGATGTCCTTCTACTTTTCTTATGTCAAATTTACTGCGTGACTCACCGTCTGCTATTGAGACAGCACGTCCTGATATGTGTTGATTTTCAATTGGATTTTGGACCCACTCTCGGTCCTGGACCTTCTTGCCGTTGACTATGCGATTGTTGGTTACAACGAACTCGCCCTCGTAGTCTGAGCGATAACGCTCATCCATGCTACACCTTGCCTACGGCTACTTCGATTACACCTACTCCACTGTCAGTCTTTGCTTCAAGAGCTTTACCAACAACAGAACCTGGAACAAAATTTTGTGGATCCCATGCTTCTGCGTGTCCATTGGTTGATGATGTTACTAATAGATCACCTCGTGCGATTGGACCAACTACCTTACACGGAACACGCCCTGTAAGAGCAATATCTTGACCTTCTGTGCCTTGATTCATTTTATAAGCAGGATCTGTAGAAACAATACCTAACACTTTATGGTCAGCAACAGTTGAACAAGCAGTTGCTTCTTTTGGACCGCCAATGACTACAACAGTTCCTGCTTCATACATGTCATCTGTGGCATAACGTTCGGCCAAGTCAGCATACTGTGCCGAGGTTGCCTTAGCGTGTAGTGTATTAAAACCTACAGTTGAGTTACCTAGATTACCCACTCCATCACTTTGTCCGTTGAGAACGTCAGCATACCATACATATCCTGATGCGGCAAATCCGCCTGCTGTGGTTCCATCATGGACTCTAAGTTCGTCTCTATCTGTATCGTAAG